GATCCGTGGCAGTAGCTTCAGTCGATATTCAAGTCAATAGTCAGGGTGCTGTACGGAACCTGAATCAGGTCAGTGCAGCATCAAAGGCAACTGCAAGCGCAGTTGATGGTGTCAAAAATGCTGTTACTGGTCTAGTTGGCGCTTTCACTGTTGTTTCAACACTAAAATTTGTTTTTGCCAAAACAGCAGAACTTGAGACGCAGACCAAAAGCCTTCAGGTTCTGACAGGTAGCGTAAAAGAAGCAAAAGCAATCATTCAGGAATTGCAGCAACTTGGTGCTGTTACACCATTTACCAGCACTGAACTAATTGATGCAGCCAAACGGTTGAATGCTTTTGGCGTTGAAGGTGGCAAAGTTGTTGAAACCACTCGACGTCTTGCTGACGTGGCTGGTGCTACTGGTGCAGAACTCCAAGGGCTGGTAACTGCTTATGGCCAAGTGCAAGCCAAAGGCCGTTTGCAAGGCGAAGAACTACTTCAATTCCAAGAACGTGGGATTGCGCTTCAGGGTGAATTGCGCAAGATGTATGGCCTGACTGGTGATGAATTTCAAAAGGCACTCAGCAAAGGCCGCATTAGCGCAGAAGCTGTTGAGGTTGCAGTTAAGCGACTGACAGATACCGGCGGCAAATATGCGAATGGTGCAATCGCACAGAGTGACACGCTTCAGGGCAAATTCAGCACGCTGATGGATGGCGTTGAGAGTCTGGCTCGTGGCATAGGCACGGTGTTAGCTCCAACGATCAAGAATGTGCTCAATCTAGCAATCATGGGCATCAACGCAATCAATACGTTGATGGCATCTGGACGCAGTGCCGCGTTTAGCAAGAACCTATTAGCGGCACAGACCAAACTCGGTGCTGGCGCACTCGGAGTAGATCCTGCACTTAAAGATACCCAAAATCTAATCAATCAGCTGCAAGGTTCCAAGCAAAAGAATCTACAAGGAGCAAAAGCAGATCTGCAAATTATCGCAGACATCAGGAAAACACTACAGAGCGTAAGACAACGCGAAATGACGTTCAATCTGTCAAAGATTGGCCGTGAGACCATCGGCAGGCAATTTGAGCAACTGCGCAGCCTAGAAACAGCAGCCAATGCAGCCGTTAAAGCGGCTCAAGCAGAGCAGCAACCAACTGGATCTAATGCTATTCCAGCGCTACTGGGCGAGTCTGGAGGCGGCACTAAAAAGAAAGGCAAAACCGATGCCGAAAGAACAGCCGAAAAGGCAGCAAAAGAAGCCGCACGTCTTACCGAGGAAACCCAAAAACAACTTGAAAGTGCATACAAGCTAAACGATGTTGCCGCTGCAAATCTTGATATTCAAGTATCAGCAAACGATGCAGAACGCCTTAAAGGTGAATTTGACAAGGCTGGAATTGAACGGCGGATGCAGTTTCTTGAACTGCAAAAGAATGCTAAATCACAGCAGGAGCGCGAACTGCTTGCCAGTGCGCAGCTCAGTGAAGTTCTAATCGCAAACAACAAATATGCCAAGGACAAGAAAGCCTTACTTGATCAGCAGTTAAAACCACTGGAAGATATCATTACAGCTAATAAAATAAAACTTGAAGATGACAAGGCGTATCAGCGGTTAGTGGCTGAAGGCATCAATCCTGAACTTGCCAAGCAGTTCATCGAGATCGACCGTGCTGGCAAGGCAATTCAGGAAAGCTTACAGCCATCAATTGATTTGGCCAAGGCAGCCGTACTAGAGGCTGAAGCACGTGGCGCCTCGGCAGATGAAGTTGCCCGACTGAAAAAAGAACTAGAAGGCTTACAAAAGCTGCCTGGTCAAAAAGTTGAAGAAGCCAAAAAAGGCGCCGAAGCGGCAAACCAGCCAAAAACGTTCCAAGAGGGAATTGCTGGTGAGCGCGACAAGATAAAGAAAGACCTGGAAGAGTTAACAAACTTAACCAACCTTGTCAACTTTGGCGCCAAGACCATTGGCGATTCTTTTGCTGCATCATTCAAGGGAATAATCAGCGGCACCATGGGAGCTAAAGAAGCCTTGGCTGGTTTCTTCCAGAGTGTGGCCGATGCGTTCTTGGATATGGCCGCACAAATTATTGCTAAGTGGATTCAAATGACAATCCTTAATTCAATACTCGCACTTTGGCCTAAAGGCACAACATCTTTAGATAATGCCAATTTGGATGATGTAAATAAGTATTCCATTCCGTTGCCGGGTCTTGCTACTGGCGGTCCAGCGATGGCCAATACCCCCTACATCGTCGGCGAGAAGGGCCCTGAACTGTTCATGCCTGGCCGCAGTGGTACTGTCATCCCCAACGATGCCCTCGGCGGCGGTGGTACTACTAACGTGGTAGTCAATGTGGATGCCAGCGGCAATTCCAATGTCCAAGGCGACCAGGCACAGGCCAAGCAACTAGGCGTTGCCGTTTCCGCTGCGGTGCAGGCAGAATTGGTGAAGCAACAACGCCCAGGCGGGCTCCTAGCCGGTACACGACGCTAATGGCTACCTTCCCAAGCATCACGCCAACCTATGGCGCACAGAAGACCAGCCAGCCAAGGGTTCGGACTGTGCAGTTTGGTGATGGCTACTCCCAACGGTTGACGGTCGGATTGAACCAGAATCCCAAAGTCTGGAGCCTTACCTGGGAGGTGTCAGAAACCAATGCTGATACGATTGAGGCATTCCTTGATGCACGGGCTGCTGATGGCACGTCATTCGACTGGACCCCACCTGCTGAGGCGACGGCCTACCAGTGGACCTGCTACGACTGGTCTAAGTCGATTCCGTACCTGAATCGTGCCACAATACAAGCAACATTCACTCAAGTTTTTGAGCCGACATGAGTACCATCGTCACCCGGTCCGGCAAAGGTAGCCCGCTGACCCACACCGAAGTTGATTCCAACTTCACCAACCTCAACACTGATAAGGCTGGGTACATCACTGGAGAAGGTGGCACGGTTACGCAGGCAACCAGCAAGGCAACTGCTGTCACGCTCAGCAAGAAATGCGGCCAGATCACGATGAATGCTGCTTCGCTGGCAGCGGATACTACGGTGACGTTCACGCTGACCAACACCACCATTGCTGCGACCGACCTGCTGGTTCTGAGCCATAATTCAGGCGGCACTGCTGGCTCGTATCTGCTAAACGCTCAAGCAGGAGCCGGTTCGGCCTCAATCAACGTCCGCAACGTAACAGCTGGTGCATTGGCTGAAGCCATCGTGATCGGCTTTGCAGTAATCAAGGCTGTTACTGCTTAATCGATGAATTACGTCGTAACTGGCTACTGGGTTGCTGGTTATGTAACTAGCGACAGCACTGTTGAGGTAACCAGTGCGTTACAGGGGATCGCACCTGGCGCACTAATTGAACTGTTTCAGCTTGAATTAAATGTAGCTCAACATGGTGTAGCAGAAACTTACTATTTGCATCCCGGAACTAACAACAATGAATATCAAGACTTGATATGGAATGGCCAGCCATACATGGCACTACCGATTGAAACAGAAGGTTTTGAATATACTGGCCAAGGTGCGTTACCGCGCCCCAAGTTGCGCATCAGCAACATACTGGGTACTATTACAGCATTGATTCTGACACTGCCAGAAGGTTTAGAAGGCGCAAAGTTAACGCGCATCAGGACACTGGCACGCTTTATTGACGGTTCTAACTTTAAGTCTGTTGACTATTTGCTAGCAGAAGATGACTCTGCACTTCTGTATGAAGACAATACTTTTATTTACCAAGAAGTTGGCAACCCATATGGCGCTAGTGATCCTTTTGCAGAATTTCCACGGGAGGTGTATTTTGTAGATCGCAAGTCAGCCGAAAACCGTGACGTTGTGGAGTTTGAGCTGGCCAGCGTCTTTGATATGGCTGGTGTAAGAGCACCCAAGCGGCAGTGCATTACACGTTGTCAATGGGTTTATCGAGGTGATGGATGTGGGTACACAGGCACCAACTACTTTGACGCGAATGATAAACCTAAAGGCAATGCAAGCGAAGACGTATGTGGCAAACGGGTTGACAGTTGCGAATTGAGATTCGGTGAAAATTTTGAAATCCCATTTGGCGGATTTCCAGGTATTGGAACTTACTTTGCATGACTTGGCTTGATGCTGCTTTGGAACATGCGCAGACAGAGGACCCCCGCGAATCCTGTGGCGTTGTTGTGATTATCAAAGGGCGCGAACGTTACTGGCCTTGCCAAAATCTTGCCACGCATCCTGAGCAAATGTTTGTACTGGCGCCGGAGGATTATGCCGCTGCTGAGGATGCTGGGGAGATCACTGCCATTGTTCACAGCCACCCGATAACAATGCCCATGGCCAGCGAGGCCGACAAGGTGGCAGCAGAAGCCAGTGGATTGCCATGGCACATTGTCAACCCCAAGACCAAAGCGTGGGGTACCTACACACCATGCGGCTATCGCGCTCCACTGATAGGCAGGCAATGGGTATGGGCCGTACAGGATTGCTGGACACTGGCCCGTGATTGGTACACAGAGCAAGGGATCATGTTGCGTGACTGGGAGCGGCCATTAGATCCAGCTGATTTCCTTGCCGCACCAATGTTTGACGGTTGCTGGGCTGCCACTGGATTCCGGGAGCTGAAAGAAGACGAGTCGTTGGAACGTGGTGATTTGCTGCTGATGTCAATCAATGCCCCCGGTTTAAACCACTGCGCGGTGTACATTGGCGATGGGATGGTGCTCCACCACATCCAAGGTCGTCTTAGCAGTAGGGACATGTACGGTGGTGGATGGTTGGCTAAAGTAACTGGAAGGAGGTTGCGTCATGATCCGTAAGATCAAGCTCTACGGGCAGTTGGCCAAGTTCATTGGCAAGCGTGTGCTCGAAGCAGATGTTGCCACTGCGGCCGAGGCAGTGCGGATGCTAGCGGCCAACTTTCCAGGCCTCGAACAGCACATGGCCGAGCAGTATTACCGGGTAACAGTTGGCACCTACGATCTTGACCTGAACGAAATTCACGATCCAGCCGGACAGCAGGACATCAAGATCATGCCGGTGGTAGCTGGTGCCGGTGGTGGATTAAAAATAGCCATCGGCATTGCCTTGATTGCAACTGCATTTATAACTATGGGCGCATCATTGGGTTTCAGTGCTGCCGGTTTTACTGCATCAGCAGCTTCAGCATGGGCTACAGGTGGTTGGGCTACTGTTGCGGCTATTGCTGGGAATATAGGCATTGGATTAGTTTTAACCGGTACTGCGCAACTTTTAATGCCGGTCCCAAAAGTTCCGCAAGGTCCAGATAGTGATGGAGATCCTCGTAAAACATATAGTTTTTCTGGAATTCAGCAAACATCACGGCAAGGTGTGCCCGTACCTTGCGTATATGGCCTCACGTTGGTCGGCAGCGTAACTATTTCTGCTGGCACAGATACTGAGCAGGTGCAAGCATGACAATCATTGGTGCAATGGGTGGCGGAAAAGCTGGTGGCGGCAGCAGTCGCACGCCTTCAAGCGCTCCCGATAGTCTTGACTCAAGACAATACGCTAACGTCATAGATTTAATCTCAGAAGGTGAAATTGGCGGATTATTTAATGGTGATAAATCAATTTTTTTAAACAACACTCCACTTCAAAACAAAGACGATTCTTATAATTTTACAAATGTTACAACATACAAGCGTAACGGAGAGCAAAACCAAGAATATATTCCATTAGGCGGTGGTGTCGAAGATGAAAAACCAGTCGGACTTACAGTCGTAAAAGGTGTGTCACCTATATACACAATTACAGATGAAAATGTTGACGCCGTGCGTGTAACTATTGCAATTCCAGCGCTTCAGCAAATAAACAGTTCTACCGGCGATACATCTGGCGCAAATGTTGAATTAAAAATTTCTATTCAATACGGGAGTGGAGCCTTTGTTGACCAAGCAATAGGCATCAATGACGCAACTAGTGACATCATATCCGGTCGAACTGCTGATGAGTATAAAAAGGATTACCTAATCAATTTGGTACGCCCAAATCCTAGCGATAACGTAGCCATTAAAGTTACACGTGTCACAGATGATAGCACCGATCCATTACTGTCAAATACCTTTAGCTGGAGTAGTTATACCGAAATCATCTGGGCAAAATTAACTTACCCAAATTCTGCGCTTATTGGACTTCGAGTTGATGCCGAACAATTTAGCACCATCCCATCGCGCAGTTACTACATAAAAGGTATTAAGGTACGAATTCCGAATGGAGTAACCGTCGATGCCAATACCGGACGTATTATTTACCCAACAAACTTTATCTGGGATGGTACTTTTGCAGCAGCTGCTTGGACATCATGTCCCGCGTGGATTTTATACGATCTATTAATTTCAACTCGTTATGGATTTGGAGATCACATTCTCACAGATGCAGAAAAACTTAGTTTTACTGGTACCGCAAGCAAGCTTGATAAATGGGCATTTTTTGCTGCTAGCAGATATTCTAATTATCTTGTCAACGATGGCTACGGAGGTCAAGAGGCACGATTCAGCTGTAACACATCAATTCAAACAGCAGAAGAAGCATACAAGGTAGTTAACGACTTGCTGTCTGTTATGCGTTGCCAAGCTTACTGGAGCGTTGGCAGTTTAACTATTGCGCAAGATGCACCATCAGACCCACTCTATTTATTTAATCAGGCAAACGTTACTCCTGAGGGGTTTTCGTATAGTGGTAGCAGTTTAAAAATTCGTCCAAATGTAGCAGTAGTTAGCTATTTAGATGTTAGGTATGACCAGGAAGAACAAGCAATAAAAGGCATTCGCGATACTGCATATGAAGTGGTTGAAGATACCGATTCAATTTCTAGATATGGTGTAGTGCGTAGTGAAATCAGCGCTTTTGCTTGTACCAGCAGGGGACAGGCCAACAGAATTGGCCGTTGGCTTTTATTCTCCGAACGCTACGAAAAGGAAGTCTGCACTTTTGCATCCAGTCTTGAGGCAGGGCAGCAGGTCCGACCTGGGCAAATCATCCTGATTTCAGATCCAGTGCGGGCTGGATCGCGCCGTGCAGGTCGAATCAGTGCAGCTACGACTACCGCAATCACCGTTGATGATTCGGTTAACACTGACCTGAGCGTTGAAGGAGGTTCGTTGTTGAGTGTCATTCTGCCAGACGGTGCTGTTGAGCAAAGACAAATTTCAACAGTTGTTGGCAAAGTAATTACACTTCAATCCGCGTTAAGCGATACACCAAATGTCAATAGTATTTGGATTATTGAAAGTCCATCACTACAAGCAACTACTTGGCGCGTACTTAGCGTTAGCGAACAGGATGGCATTAACTATGGAATTACAGCCATTTCACACAATGAAAGCAAATATGACTACATTGAAAATGGTGATTTGCTTGTATTCAGAGATGGTACAAATTTAAATGAAATACCTCCACAACCATCAAACTTATCAGTCCTGTCAACACAACAAATTGGCGGAGAGTCCGGTCCAGAAGTTCAATACGAACTGAATGGACGTATTGCGGTTAAAATCACCTTCAGCTGGTACGCACCACAGGGCATCAAAAAATTCCGTGTCAAGTACCGTTTTGAGGATGATAATTTTACCACTATTACGGTTCAAGGAACTACCTTTGATATTCTTGACGTACAACCAGGCAACTATCAAATCCAGGTAAGTAGCATCAGCTCAACAGGTATTTTATTTAGCGAACCAGCACTAGCCAACTATACAGTGGTTGGTCTTGGAGCAGCTCCATCAAATGTACAAGATGTAAGTGCTATTGCCACTGGTGAAGAAACTGTAATTCTTACATGGAAACAAGCACCAGAACTTGATGTTCGAGTGGGTGGTCGTGTCATCATTCGTCACGATCCACGCGCACTGGGTACAGCTGAGTGGAACAGTGCTAATGACGTTGTGCAAGCTGTTGCTGGTAGTTCAACGCAGAAGCAAGTTCCCTTGTTACCTGGCACCTATTTCCTTAAATTTGAGGATTTTCTTGGTAATCGGTCTTCAATTGCGACCGGGATTGCAATGGCATTACCGCAGCCAGAATCGCGAGTTACAGCAAAGGAATGGGCAGAACAAAGTTTGTCACCACCATTTAATGGCACGGCAATCAATGGTAGTTACAACTCGACTGAAACAGCCTTTGTACTTCAGCCAGATATTTATGTTTCACCAGATTACTGGGAAACAATTTATTGCCTAGGAGATTGCGCTGCTGAATACCAATTCAAAGATACCTTCGATCTTGGCGCTGTCTATGATTTTAGAATCAGGCGCTACATCGTTAGCCGTCCACTTGTTTTCTCAACATTATTTGATGCGGTCAGTGGTGATTTTGATGCACAAACTGGATTTTTTGATGGCACGGTTGCCGATCAAATCAACGTGACAACCTATGTGCGGGTGACGCAAACCGATCCTGCTGGTTCACCAACCTGGGGTCCATGGACTGAATTCACTAATGGCATGATTCAAGGTCGTGGCGTTCAGGTCAAAGCAATTGCCACCACCGAAACAGAATTGATTGGCGTTGCCATCGATGAACTTGGAGCAATCCTCGAATTGACTAGACGCGTAACTACCAGCTTGACTACTCAAACTAGTAGCACCAGTGCTGTAACTAGCATCACGTTCCCAAATGCGTTCTACAAAGCTGTGACCGTTGGCGATCCGTACTACACGCTGCTGCCTAGCGTTAGTGTTACCGCTCTGGCAATCGGAGCAAACACCCACACGCAAATTACCAACCTGACTCGCACTGGGTTCAATGTGGAGTTTTTACAAGGTGGTAGCAGGCAAGCGCTAGACTTCACCTACAATGCCGTTGGCTACGGACGCGCCTCCTAATGGCTCAATCTGACCAAATAGTTGCAAACGCCACGTTTCCCAGTGTTCGTGCGGACATCAACGACAACCTTGCCGCACTGTTCACCCAAAGCAGTGGAGCTAGTGCGCCTAGCGTTACGATTGCATTTCAACCTTGGGTTGATATCAGTAGTAGTCCGCCAGTTTGGAAAGTTCGCAACAGTTCCAACAGCGCGTGGATCACGGTTGGTGTGTTGGATCCGGCTGGGTTCAAAGTTGGCGGCACCACTCCGATTGCTAACGGTGGTACTGGAGCCATAACTGCTACGGCAGCGCTGGCAGCTCTGCTACCTAGTCAGACGGGAAATGCTGGCAAAGCACTGATTACCAGCGGCAGCCTCGCGTCATGGGGAACGGTTGCAGCTGGCACTTCCATCCAAACCTTTACAGCCAGCGCAACCTATACACCTACTAGCGGCAAGACAACGTTTCTGGTGTTTGCAACAGGCGGCGGCGGTGGTGGGGGCAGTGGCTACAGCGGCGGGAACGGTGCGACTGGTGGCGGCGGCGGTGGCGGTGGTACAGCTTTTAGGCTCTACAGCACCACGGAAATGGGTGCTTCTGCTGCTGTAACGATTGGTGCGGGTGGTGGCGGTGCAGGCGGCAATACAAGTTTTGATCCCGCTGGTACAGGATTGACAATTACGGGCAATGGAGGTGGGGGCGCCAGCGATGCAAGTCCTGGCGGTGGTGGTAGTAGTACAAATAGTTTGATCAGTCTTGGTGGTTTAGGTGGAGTACCAGGTAGTGCTGACTATGGTACGGCTTATGAGGTACCTAACCCTGGTGGCAGCACATTTTTTGCTGGCAGAGGAGCTGGAGGTAACGGCAACTATGGCGGCGGCGGCAGTGCTGGTTCTGATGGCATGGTCATGGTCCTGGAGTTCTGATCATCATGAAAAACTACGCCATCATTGACTCCGCAACCCTCGTCATCAACGTTGTTGTATGGGATGGATTGCCCGGCTGGACACCACCAGATGATTGCAGCGCCGTTGGAATTCCTAAGGACAGCAGCGCTGGTATCGGCTGGACCTACATCAACGGTAGGTTTATTGCACCGCCAGAGCTTAAACCTAATCTTGAAGGCTAAACTACCCCCATGCAAGAACTGTTATGGCTAACCGCAAAATCTCAGAACTGATTGCACTCACCGCACCAGCAACGGGTGACCTGTTACCCATTGTTGACATCAGTGAGGCTGTGGCAGCCGATAAGAACAAGAAGATCACCTACGGCGAACTGCTGGCTAGCGCACCAGCAGGTTCAGCAGCAGCACCGAGTTTCAGTTTTGATGGCGACCCCAATTCTGGAGTCTATTCAGCTGGCGCAGATCAGGTAGCAATTGCCACAGGTGGAACTGCACGGCTAACCACTAGTACAACCGCAGTTACATCAACGCTTCCCATTGCACATCCTCTTGGCGCTGTTGGCACTCCAAGCATTACCTTTACGGGTGACCTGAACACTGGTATCTACAGCCCCGCAGCTGACACACTTGCGTTTGTCGAAGGTGGCGTTGAGGCCATGCGCATCGACTCCTCAGGCCGTGTAGGGATTGGCATTACGCCAAGAGATACACTTGATATAAACGGAGGAATAATTCTTGCCAATGGCTCAAACTTGACCTGGGGAGATGTCTACGGCACTAACATCCCCACAATACAAGGCTTAACCGGATTACTTGGCGGACAACTTATATTTTATCCAAATGGTTCAACATCTGGTGAGTCTGCCCGCCTTGACACCAGCGGCAGGCTCTTGGTGGGGACTTCTAGCGCGCTTGCAAACATATATGTGGGAGCAACTGCAATCACACCACAATTTCAACTGGAAGGTAACTCGGGATCTGCGGCAGCTTTATCAATTACTAGACAAACAGGTGCAGCAGCAAACATTATCTTGCAACGTGGTGTTACTGGCACGCCTGTTACTGTTAATCACAATGTCGGTCAAATTAACTTTAACGGTCATGACGGCACCAACTTCAGGAACGCTGCTCAAATCGCTGCCGAAGTAGACGGCACCCCTGGTCTTGCCGATATGCCAGGCAGGCTCGTCTTTAGCACGACGGCTGATGGAGCGGCTACTCCTACGGAGCGGTTCCGCATCACCAACGATGGCGTAATTGCATATGACCAACCGGCTCCTGCTACCTATGCTGCTGCTGCCACACTTACAGTTGCTGATCTCAAAACTGGGATTATCACTTATACCGGCACGGCAGCAACGCTTACACTGCCAACTGGCACGCTTACGGAAGG